TTGATAAATACGTGAATAAGAGAAACAAACCCTAAAGTTTGTATCATTTATTAGGAATTTAGTTATTTATTTAAATCAATTAATTACGTCTCGCGGCGGCGGTGTCGGGAAAGAGGGCTCGCCCTTGCCTACTCAGAGCCTGCTACGATAGGCTCAGAGAGGGGACTCCTTGCACCTGATGTTGATTCGGACGCCACGAATAATGATATAAGATTCAAAATATCTTTCAAAGTGTTCCCGTATAATATATCTCTGTTTTTTTCATCAATTTGATCTTGCTGCCGTTCTCTCATTTCTGCATTGACAACGATATCGCTGACATCTTCTGTCGCACCACTACATCTTAACTTTTCATTAATGGAGCAGGTGCTCTGATCGGTTTCCACGTATTCACAATTTCGTGATCCTTCGCATTTGCTGCGGTCTGTTATGTCGCTACATTCGCCAGAGTCTTCCGATTCTTCAGAGTCTCCCGATTCTTCAGAGTCTCCCGATTCTTCAGAGTCTCCCGATTCTTCAGAGTCTCCCGATGCTTCAGAGTCTTCCGATGCTTGGCATGTACCGACGCTCTTCCAAGTACATATATTAGTCTCAATCTCCGACGATGTGTGCTCCTCGCCGAGCAAGAAAACCTTTAAGTGCACCCCACAAATCAAAAACTGTAAGAACAAATATGGTACGTTGTCCTTCTTTCTTAAAATAGTGATGGAACTGCATATGTCCAAGATTACCTTTGATAAGACTTTCACGAAATTTTCAAATTTCCCCAAAAATGAATCCATTTTATCTCCGAGGACAGCAGAACCACTTTTCCAAGAATTTACACTTTCCAAACCGATCATCCAAATTCTGAAGCAAAAAATCACAAATGATTTGATCGTAAACAGGTCTTCAAAGCTCTTCACCGCCTGAATAGCCACCTTCTCGCGGTTCTCAACCGAGCTCATTTATTATACTATGTAAAATTTTTTTACTGAAAATTACGACCCTGTCCTAAACCATTTGGATCATTCAATTGATAATTGCAGCCAGTAGGAGAGCAATTGAGAATAGTTTTCACTGGTAATACAGTGTCATCCGCGCAAGTAGTGCAGGCAGTTTTCTGAACTTGTTGATCCATGAAAGATTTTCTGACTTGATCAGCATTGTTTGTCAAAAAATTACGATATTCCCAACTCCCTTTGCCCTGCGCTAAGTTGTTGTTTAAAAGACAGTTTTGACGATAATCTGTAAATTGACGACCATCGGCCATTCTCGCAGGAAAGTCTAATTCAACATTGTCTGTAACTTTGCTCATTTTATTTGTTATATTGTAGGATAGAAAAAAATTATATTTTTAATGATTTATTTTGCTGAATTCTTTCAATCAACTTTGTTTTATTTCCGGAAGTTGGCAAATTCAAATCCGTTAAAATAGTCTTTAATTGATTCACTGTCATCTTAGAATAATCTTTTTCCGCATTATTTGTATCGGTTACAACTTCTTCAGTATCTTTCTGCGCGGCTTGTTCGCTAAGATTTGTGATATTTTCTATTGCATCCTGAATATTTTCAAATATTTCTTCAGGGATATTATCCTCATCCATGTTTAGAGACTCTTCAGGTTCTTCCGGTTTCTTTGTAGGACCCAGAGAGGCTAGAACTCCCATTACATCAGAAGATGCATTGGATTGATTATCATCCGAAATATCGGATAGCGGTTCATCATCCATAAGAGCCTGAATTTCATCTTCAGAAAGTTCTTTTTGTTCTTGATATTGTTGTTGTTCTTGCTGTCCTTGTATATTGATTTGTTTGTATGAATTACCATGTCCTTGTTCATCGTTGGGTAATGGAGTAAATTCATTTGCAGGAGATACTTCTGATTCATTCATATTTCTTGGATCATTATCCCCCAGTCTATTATCCTGTATGTTCACTCTTGAAGTTTGAATCATGGGCTCATTTGCGATTGGAGATTGCGAAATTCTATTTTCAATTTCAGATAATCTATTCTTAATCTTTTGCAATTCAAAATACACATAAACGCCTAAACCGATTATCAGAAGAATAACAAGGATATTTGTAAGATTTCCAGAATCAAATTGAAGTGAACCACCTTGCTGACTCATTTTAACAAGGTTCATCAAAATAATCAACTCATTCAAACTTATCATAAAGGTTTAAAGAATAAAATCTATTTCATAGATATTTTGAGATAAATTTCATTATGGCCAAAAAGAAATCTGAAGAAAAAGTTGTAAAGAAGCCAAAGAAAAGAGGAAGACGTCCTAAAAATAATATTACAGTGAATGCAAATCCAGTATTTACAAATGAAACTGATAATTTGATTATTAGTCTTCAAAAGAAAATAGAAACAGAGGTCGAGGATGATATTCCTGGTTATGAAACTAATGATCAACAGTGTGAATTTAATGTGGAAGATAAAAATGACGGGGGAACTATTCTTGAGGATAGTCCAACATGTATGTGTTGGAATTGTTGTTCTCCGATTTCTCCAAATATCCCCGTGCATATTCCGCACAAATATGTTGATGAAACATTTTACACCTATGGTAATTTTTGCTCGTATGAATGCGCTGCCAGATACATTTTTGATAATTGTTCCGGTCAAGAAATATGGGATAAATATATTCTCTTAAATCATCATTATAATATTTGTCACAACACTCTCAATGAAAAAGTTAAATTAGCTCCCAATAGATTGCAATTACAGCATTTTGGTGGGAAGATGACTCTTTCCGAATATTTGGAAAATTCTACACGTGATTATGAACCAGTGCATATTCCTCCTACGATCCCTGTGAATCATAGTAATCATCAATATGATATCAAAGTAAAATCAACCGATAAAAGTGAATTAAAATTATATCGTAAGAAACCTGTTTCTGGTTCTAATAATATTTACGATAAAATGAAGATACAAACGACCAAAGAAAATTAAAAATATAAATTTGATTCCTTTTTGTAAGGAACAATCAAAATATTCTTAAGATGGTCTGCAGTATTTGCGGACAGGCGGGTCATAATCGCAGAACATGTCCCCAAATCAGTTCTCCCCAGAATCCTACACAGATATCGCTTACTCCTATTGCGAGCAGGAAGGCGCGTCGCAGATGGAGGAGAACTTATCGCGCAATAAGACGTATGCGAAGATTCATCAATTATAGTTATGAATGTATTGGTCCTCCGCCGCCGACTCCTGATGGGGAATGGATTGGTTTTGTACCGATAGAAGATATTCGGATTATTTATCCCACTTGGTTGAAAATGAGAAAAGCGTTTGCGAATGATGATTGGTTTAATCCGAAGATTATTGAAATGCTGTGGTCAGGACCTCCCGCCCATCGCTCAAATCAACTCATTAATACTCTTTACGCAAATATTCAGGTTGTTCGTAATAGATGTTTTGTCCTTTACAGAGAGCGACATCCACAAGAGATCCCAAATTCGATTCATAGCACAATCATGTTTCATAATCTGAAATCATCAAATTATCTTATTTACTGGGTCATCGGAAATAATCTTCACGAAGAATTGGATGCTCTTGAAAATCGCTTAAAATATATTGGTCTGCTGCCTAAAATGGGAACATTCCCTGTTCGTAGCACGCAGATTGGTCATCGATTTTATGTGATTCCTCATCGCCTAGATACAGAACCGCCTTATCATCCGATGACAGATAAGCAATTTCTGGTGGAACCATATTGTCAGATTGATGTTCACGAGGGAACTGGTTCAAGTGTCATTATCGATGATAAGGATCAAATTTCACCGATGAATCATTGGAAGTTTAATGCTCTGAAACTTGATTATCTCCTCAAAGAAATGATTAAGTTGGGCGGAAAAGATCACGAACTCTTTGGTTCAATTCTTGATCTTCATGATGATATTCAACTGAAAGAAGTTTCTGAAGTTGAAAAGGAAGTCGCTGGTATTCCTTCAAAGCTTACAAATATCACTTAATCTTCTTGAGTCTTGATAGCGTAGTTTGTAGTTCTTCCACTGTGGGTGGTTCAAAAAAATCATTCTCTTTTTCTAATCGTTTAGTATTATTAGGATGCTTAGTATTCTTTTTTAATTGCACGGATTGTAAATCCGCAGCAGTCACTCTTGGAATATCTTTTCCTCGCGACATTGGTCTACCCGGTAATGGTGGTGGAGGCGGAGGGGCTTTGGGACCTTTATTAGTCGGCGCGGATTTTATACCATTGTCAAGTAATCTTTGTCTTTCAACGGCTTCTTTTGGAACCCCCATTTTTAGCATCTTCTTGTATTTATCATCTGACTCTACATCGAGTTGAGTAATATCATCCAGAAATGAATATTCTGCTAAATGAACCGGTCTAAATATCTTGGCCTGAAGTAAATACCATTGAAACCAAACTGATTTACCACTTATCCATAGACCATGTAAATGAATGAGATAATAGCCATAACTAAAAGAATCTATTTCTGACAACAAATTTTTATGATTGTCATAAATCAACATATCTGAATCAATTTTGAGACGCATACATTCATCAAATTGAGTATCTTTTAAGAAACTATTCACATCATATTTTTCGTATTTTCTGTGAATTGTCTTGTAGATTTTCTTTATTTTTTTTAAGAATTCAAAAATTTCATTATCATTCTCTTTATTTTGAAAGGATAAATCAATGATCTTCTTGTGATTCTGTGTTTCTTGTATCCCATACGGTGAAAACAATAGTGGCGTTTGAAAGATACATTTCCGTGTTTGCTGACTCTGAATATCAACGATTGAAAGAGGAACAAATATAAATGAATCAGAATATTTGAGTTCTTTGTGAATATTCAGACTGTATTGTGAAAAATCTTCTTTATGATGGATGATCATAGTGCTTACTATGATATCTTAATTATTTACTTAAATAAATAACTCTTAATCGTAATAACAATGGAAAATCCAGAAACAACAGATGAAAATCAAGATGTCGAATGTTCAATTTGTGGGTTGGAATTGAAAGAGGCTTTCTCTCACAAACTCCCGTGTGGTCATGCATTTCACTATGAATGTTTGCAGAAGAGTTTTCTAAGTATGAAAAAAACATCTTATTCAGCGTATACGAATTCATGTCCTTATTGTCGTATTAAATGTGGTTATCTTCCAATTGTTAACGGATTAAAAAAAGTGCATTATGATATTCACATTTCAAAGAAAGAAGAACTACCCACTCTACAATGTGTTCCTTGTAAATTCGTATTGACAAGAGGAAAGAATAAAGGAAATGAATGTTCAAAGAACTGCTACCTTGGATATGAATACTGTAAAGTTCACAAGAAAGCGATGAAACTATGAACCTCTGAACCGTATAAACTCTAGAATTTAGTTAATGATGTTCCGTTAAATAATGAACAACCAATCCACTCATAAAGGATACAAAATTCGAGATTAAAACAAATTTCAGTGAATATTTATCATCTTTTTGAACGACTTGATTATTTTCTGAATAATTACTGTTCATTTTCTTAAATTTATATTTTATTTAAAGCAATACAACGTAATTAAGTTTGTTAAACTATGGAGTGTTCCATCTGCTTACTGCCTATGAATCAGTCAGAGAAACAAACAAATAAACCTTTAATTACATTGTCATGCAATCATCAATTACATTATCAGTGTTTTATTTCGTATGCTTTGAAAACAAAAGGTCATACTTTTGTAAAATGTCCTTTGTGTCGGGAAATGAATTTAAACAACGAGAAACCGACAGATGATCCTGAATCAAATATACGGATTTTATTGAATCATGTGAAATCTAAAAGATGTTGTCATGAAACAAAAGACGGATTCAAATGTAAAAATAAAGCATCATTGATGAATTATGGGTATTGTGCCGTTCATCATAGTGAACTTTTACCCAAAGAAAAATATCCCGCGATGTGTACCTATCTCTATTATATACTCCAAACGCCGAATACTTGGTATACAAAGGTATTTCTCATTGATATTGTTAAGAAACTCCTTATCAAATATCCGGAAATAGATAGTTTAGAACAAATCCATCATTATATGTTGCGATTTAAATTCCATCGTCATGAAAACAAAGATGTAATTAGTCCTCCATCAGCATATCAGTATTATGAATTAACTACAGCACCACCAGAATGGACGCACAAATGTATTAGTGATAGAACATTAATTTAAACAGATACTTTATTGTTATACCAATAAAGTATGAATAAATTTTCCGAACAAAAGAAACAGCAAGTACAGACAATTTTAAAGTTCCTTGAAAATGCGCAGATCTCTAATCCGAATCATGATAGCACGAAAGCGCCTTTTTTTCGTGGAAGTCCTACAACTGAGTCATTCCTAATGGATAACAAAGATCTCCCTAAATATCCAGATACATTAAATCGTCATATTAAAGTTCTTTATGAAATAATCGGTAATCCTGATATAGAAGTTTATATCGGTGAATGGACTATCCTATCCTTGAACAAAGCGGTAAAATTGTATGAAGGATTCTGTAAGGACGGTCAAGTAGCTGTTTTTGACGTAGCTTTTCAATATTATGGTCTAGGTCATATTCGAGTTTTGGCTTGCGATTTAGAAAATCATCTACTATTCTATCGCCCAGATGGTGGCTCCAATGGTTGGGACCGAGAAGCCAATTATAAAAAACTAATCAATTATGATAAAAATGAGTATGAGTATATGTATTTTTCGGAATGGATGAGTTCTGCTACGAATTCAGAAATGTAATCTATTTCATTAGACATACATGTGAAAGGGAGGTCTGTCATTCACTCCAATTTTGAGAAGAACTTCGATGTTATCTTCTGTGAGAGTCATCGGCAAATCAACTTGTTTCAACTTAAATGACAACTCACCTGTCTGACCCGCAGAGAGAATATGAATATTGATTTTTGAAATAATCGTTTCAAAGCATCTCTTTAGATTTCTAACACCTTCTTCATTCCCAGTATATCCTTGAATTATCTTTTGAATGATAGAGTCACTAAAGACTATATCCTCTTCTGTAAAATCATATGTTTTGTAGATTTCAGGCAGGAGATATTCTCTGCTAATCTTGAGCTTGTCTTCCGCATTAAATCCCTTTGTATGAATTACATACATTCTATCCTTCAAAATCTTATTGACTCTGCTTTCATCGTTGTAGGAAAAGATAAAGAGAGCCTTTGAAAGATCCAAATTTACTCCGGGGAAATAATTATCCTGAAACAGTGCATTCTGAGAAGGATCTGTCAGATGAGTCAGCATGTGAATAATTTCTTCACCCTTCGGTGTTTCACTAACCTTGTCCAATTCATCAAAGTAAATCACGGGATTCATACACTTGGAATCATGAAGAATCTGAACGATTCTACCCCAATGAGAACCTTCATACGTATATGAATGACCATCAAAATATGCGGAATCCGATGCTCCACCAAGCGCGATGAAAGCAAAAGGACGCTTCAATGCTTTAGAAATTCCATCCTTGACCAAGGTAGTTTTACCATTTCCCATCGGTCCCTGAATTGCCAAAACATTCCCACCACTATCGGGATTTTTAATCCACTTGCCGATGACTTGCAGAATATGTGTCTTTGCTTCCTTGTGACCATAAATTGCGGAATTCAATATTTGAGAAGTTTCCTTGATAAAACTCTGCTTCTCTTCAAGAGAACTATCGGGAAGAACAGGAAGTTGTTCATATTTCCCAAAAGGAATACGAATGAGACCTGTTACCCAATGATCCATCTTACTATGTTCACCAGTTGAAACATCCATACCAGCAAGCTTGTCAATATTTTCAATAGCGATTGCTTTTGTTTTCATCTCCATATCAGATTCAATCACCTTAAATCGTAGAGGAACACTCTTTTCTTGAACCTTGTAAATTTCTTCCGTCATTTTTGTCAATTCAATCTTCTTTTCCTTGGACAAATAATGAAAGAATTCCATATTTGCTTCCTCTGAATTAAGATTAGTTTGCTTTTCAACGAGTTCTTCATACTTTGTGTCCAAATCATCATATTCAAAGAGATATTCTTCATCCGATGTATCCTCTGATATATCTTCCGATTTCTCGTCAGATGCCAAACTAACATCAGTTGATGTTTCAGAATCATCGATATCTTGTGCTGATACAAATGATTCATTATCGGATGTATCCTCCTCTACATCTTCTTCTTCATTTTCCTTACCCTTTTCATTGAGAGCAAGATCATTCTTCAGTTTTACGATGAGCACCTTGCTATCTGATGTATCTTCGGATTCTTCTTCATCCAACTGAATCTTATCTTTCTTCTTCTTTCTTGCGCGAGATTTAAGTTCTTCATTTGCCTTATCTGTTGCTTTCATGATCAAATATGACAATAGAACATCATTCAGGTGCTTCTTAGATCCTTTCTTTTTCCTGGAAAACGCATTTCGCTTCTTCTTTGGTGAAGAATGAGACCTCATACGACCGCCAGAACCAAGAATACTCAGTTGTCTTTGAAATTCATCTTGATCAAACTTCGCTTTGCATTTGTAATCAATTAGTCCCTTGATATTTCCATGTCTGTCAACATCAGAACCATCATTAAAATCATCATCGCCAAAATCTTGGTCTTCTTCAGAATCTACCTCTGAATTATCATCGGATTCCATCTCAGAATCCACCTCAGAATTATCATCGGAATTATCGGAATCATCATAATCATCGCTAAAATCGCTCCCTTCATCAAACTCATAAAAGATTGCTTCTTTACCCTTTGATTTTGAACGAGTAATCATTCCGTGCGAACTTTGATCGCAAGAATCCATATCACTTATTTATTTCTGCTCATTTTAATTTTAAATCAAATTTTTAAATCATCTTTTGCAATTTAAAATGCCAGGGTTTTATTATCTTCGTTCTTTCCCATTTCTTCTTCGTCAGAGCTTTCTTGTTCTTCATCATATGATTCACTATCATATTTTAAAATAATTTTCATATTTTCAACAGCTTTTCTTATAGAATTTATATCTCGGAATAAATGAAAGAACACATTTTCTGGGGGGGCAAATCCTGGTTGATTATGATTGGAATATACCTTTATACTTTCCGCCACTTCTGTATGAATATAAAATATTAGTTCATCTAATGAAATTTCTGAAGAAATACCATTCTCCAATTTTTTGTAAATAACAATATTTGATTCATTTGATTCATTTAATTCATAAGATATTTCTTCATGTAAACAATCCCGTAAGAAATATGCTTTATGGATATCATATTGAATAATATAATCATACATATTAATTCCATCAAACATTCCGTTAATTTGCTTTCTACTCATTTAAATTTTAAATCATATTTAATAAATGTAAAAGATGTAAATTATTATTAAAGGTTTACAAACATTATTGAAATATGGAGTCTCAGATCATAGATTATTATAATGAGATGCCTTCTGGCATTAATGTTATAGATAAAATGAATGAAGAATTGAATGAATTACAATCCGAGAATAAAAAATTAATAGAAAGCCTTAAATCACATGAGGTGCCACACCCTTTTTATTCATGTATGCAAGCGTGGAATAATACAAGAGATTCGGCTTATAAAAATATAAAGGAAGGAGTAGAAAAACTTATTGTATCTGACGAATTTGAATATCGTTTCATGGGTTCTATGGGTTTATGTATAAGGCAAAGGTTTTGTATTCATGATCACATAGAAAAATCATTAAATATAATCCTGAGAAAATCAAATCCAAATGTTAATGACGGTGAGTTTTCGTCTTGGGTTTCTTTGACAACCCATCAAATAATATTTGGTATAGAGGGGTTTATTCATTCACTTATGGAAATAAATTTGGGAGATGAAAAATTGTGGGATATGATATATAGAACTACAAGTCCTCAGCAGATGGCGGATATGATATACAGAAATATTGTATGGCAACTGGATCAGGGCATTTTGGATGGCGTGCCCATGTTCAAGTGTTCAAAATGTGGTGCAAATGACGACTGGGTAAATGATGATACCGAATGTTATGAATGCTCGCGCCCTGAATGTAATACGACTACGGACGAAGAAAATGAAGATTAAGTTTATATCATAATTCATTTCAATTATACCATAATTTGTTGCGAGTATCTTTACTGGAGATATTTAATTCGGGTAATGTTTTATCGTTGGGTAATGGATTCACCCTCTTGATAGCATTGATTCTTATGTCATATATCTGTATATCTTTTATTCCGCTTTTATCAATGAGATCTTGTATCGTTGGATTATCAGAATGAATGGTGATATGATTGTTATATCCAAATGGATTTGATATGCGATAAATCGCCATGTTTACAAATAAATTTGATTTTTATTTAAATAAAAAATATAACAATTATCATAAATGAGCGATTCACAACCGATCACTCGGGATGTTTCTGGTCTCCAATTCAGTATTATGAGTCCTCAGGAAATCAGAAAAAATTCTGTGGTTGAGGTCACTAAACATGAAACCTATGACAAGGATGTCCCGGTGATTAAAGGTCTTTTTGACAGGAGGATGGGAACAACTGATATGGGCAAGGTTTGCAATACTTGTCATCTCAAAAATACAGATTGTCCCGGTCACTTCGGTCACATTGAGCTTGCGATGCCTGTTTATAATTATCATTTCTCTGATATTATTGTGAAGACTTTGAAATGTATCTGTTTTCGCTGTGGTAAACTAAGAGTAAATAAGGAATCAATTATCATTGAAAATATTCGTAAGAAGTCTAGTAAAGCGAGGTCTGCGGATATCTATGAACTCGCATCAAAGATTAGTCGATGTGGAGAAGATACGGAAGATGGTTGTGGTTGTCTTCAGCCTGTAAAATACAAGATGGATGGTATCTCCGGTATTCTCGCCACTTGGAACACAGAAATTGAACCCGGAAAGAAATCACAGCATATTCGCGCTGAATATATTAAGGCGCTCTTTGAAAAGATTACAGATGAAGATGCTACTTTGATGGGGTTTAGTCCTCAGTGGTGTCGTCCAGAGTGGTTGATTTGCACGGCTCTCCCTGTTCCTCCACCAGCAGTGCGTCCTTCTGTAAAACAAGGAAATTCTCAAAGAATGGATGATGATATCACTCATAAATTGTCAGATATCGTGAAATACAATAATTCGCTTAAGGAAAAAATGGCGAATGGTGCCAGTGATGCTGTTATTGAGGATTGGTATAATATGGTTGTGTATCATGTCATTACGATGATTGATAATGAACTTCCGGGAATTTATCAATCAACTCATCGTTCCGGAAGACCATTGAAGGCCATTCGTCAAAGATTGAAGGGTAAGGAGGGAAGATTGAGATCCAATCTAATGGGAAAGAGAGTAGATTTCTCAGCAAGAAGTGTTATCACTCCTGATCCGAATATTGATTTGGATGAACTGGGTGTCCCTGAGAAGATTGCTTTGAATCTCACTTTTCCGGAAATCGCGAATAAATTCAATCTTGAACGTCTTCAAGAATATGTGAGCAACGGATCAAAGATGTGGCCCGGAGCAAAAAGTATCATCAAGAAAAGAGGGAACATCAAAATGTCAATTACAGAAGACACTAAATCATCTATCACGGTTGAACTGGGTGATAAGGTGAATCGTCATATCATTGATGGAGATTGGGTTCTCTTTAATCGTCAGCCTTCTCTTCACAAAATGAGTATGATGGGACATCGCATCAAAGTTATGAAAGGTGATACTTTCAGGCTCAATGTGAGTGTGACTCCGCCTTACAATGCTGATTTTGATGGAGATGAAATGAATATGCATGTTCCACAATCAATTCATGCGGTTTCTGAACTTATCAATATCGCTGCTGTCAACAATCAAATTCTATCACCAAGAGAAAACAAGCCCATTATCACCATCGTTCAGGATACTCTTCTTGGAATGTACAAATTGACGCATTCAGAAATTCTCCAGTTTCCACAGAATTCCGTTCTTTATCAGGGGAGCAATACGAATTTGTATGATGTATCATCGGATACAACGAGTGCGTGTGTTCCCTCTTGCGTATATACTGAAAAGCAGATGATTAATATTGTTAGCGACTTGTCTACATTCAATGGTTCTCTTCCGGAACCGGATTATTCGGTTGAAAAGAATGGTGAAATGATCAAATTGTGGTCAGGAAAGGCGGTTCTTTCATTTATCATTCCAGAGAATGTCAATCTTCAAGCAAAGAATGGAGTTCATAGTGATGTTCAGCGCAAGGAAGCGACGAAAGGTGAACTAAGTGAAAAGAGCAGACAACTAGTCGAACATAATGACAAAATCAATATTGTATCAATTGTTGAAGGAATAATTCAGCATGGAACTTTTGACAAGGGATTGTTTTCAAAAACTTCCAAGGGACTTATTCATACGATTTACAATGATATTGGTCCTGAAAGAACAAATGATTTCATCAATGATCTTCAAAAGATTGTCACTCAGATTCTTCTGATTGAGGGATTTAGTGTTGGCATCAGCGACATGATTGCTGATAAGATCACAAATGAAGAAATTACAAAAACAATTCAAGAAAGAAAGGCGCAAATTGAAGAAATCACTCAGGAATTTCATCTTGGTATTGCGGAAGGTTTCCCAGGGCAATCAAAGCGTGAATATTTTGAGTCTAAGGTGAATTCAATTCTGAATAAAACCATTAATGATACGGGTAAGATTGGTCTTGCGAATTTGGACCCGAAGAATAGAGCGACATTCATGGTTAATTCTGGATCCAAGGGTAAGATTACAAATATTGCTCAGATGGTTGCTTGTCTAGGACAGCAGAATGTAGATGGTCGTCGCATTCCTTATGGATTCAATGACCGAACTCTTCCTCATTATCAGAAATATGATGATTCATCTGAAGCGAGAGGATTTGTAGAAAATTCATTCATTTCTGGACAGACTCCTCAAGAATTCTTCTTTCACGCGATGGGTGGTCGTGAGGGTATCATTGATACGGCTTGTAAGACAGCCGCTACGGGTTATATCCAAAGAAAATTGGTGAAGGCTATGGAAGATCTAATGGTATCTTATGATTATTCAGTGAGAAGTTCTTCGCAGACAATTATTCAGTTTATCTACGGCAATGATGGAATGGATGCGACATTTGTAGAATCTCAGGCACTTCATTTGGTGAATCCTAAGATTGAAGCAATTGTTGAGCGATTTGATTTTCCGAAAAAGACAGATTGGTCATCATTTCTGGATGAATCTGCTTTCAGTAAAATGAAAAAGAAGAAGGGATACAAGAAGAAATTGGATACAGCGTTCAAGAAAATTTTGGAGCATCGCGAGTATCTTCTGACAGTTATTTTCAAGGATGGAAACATAAATACTCAAGTGTTTTATCCGATACATATTCAGAGAATTGTTGAGAATATTGCGAAGGGTTCGGGTAAGTCTGATATTTCACCTCTAGAAATCTTGGACAAGAATAAGAAACTTGTGGACCAACTATTTATCCGCGAAAATTTCAGAAACAATAAACTACTTGAAATCCTAGTAGATGTTCATTTGAATCCCAAGGTTTTAATAATGAATTACAAGATCAAGAGCAATGAATATTCTCAGATCATTGAAACTATCGCAGAGAAGTTTCATGAATGCCGGATCTCACCGGGAGAGATGGTGGGGGCATTGGCTGCTCAATCTATTGGTGAACCAGCTACGCAAATGACATTGAATACGTTTCACTTTGCTGGTGTCAGTGCGAAGTCCAATGTAACACGTGGTATTCCTCGGTTGAGAGAGCTCCTCCATGTCAGCAAGAATATTAAATCTCCAAGCACAACTATTTATCTAAAGGAAGCTTTTGCAAAGGATCGTGTCAAAGCAAATTATGTTAAGAATAATCTGGAACATATTCTTCTGAGAGATGTAATCGTTTCAAGCAGTATCTATTACGATCCTGAAAATAACATTCATGAAACTCAATTGGAAGAGGATAAGGCGATGCTTGAGATTTACAGAGAATTCTTAGAGATTGAGATGGATTCTGAGGATATTATCGAGACAGCTCCTTGGATTATTCGTCTTGTATTTGATAAGGAGAAAATGATGGAAAAGGGTATTGTGATGGAAGATATTTACATCAAGTTAATGGACTATGATAATGAAAAGATTCTGTTTACATTTACCGATGATAATTCAAAGGAACTTATTGGTAGAATATCTTTGAAGATTGATCCTGAAAAGGAAGGTGGTGAGGCGCAGGGTATTCAAGATCAAACAGATATTATCTCTATTTTCAAGAACATCAATGCTGATATGATGGATAATATCGTGATCAAAGGTATTCCGAATATTACGGATATCGTGATTAGTGAAAATCAGATTGTGCAAAAGACTGATCATTCATACGATTATGAAAATGTATATTTCCTTGAGACAGATGGAGTCAATGTGATATCGGTCATGAATAATCCTTATACAGAAGAATTAAAGGTATTTTCAAATGATATTCTTGAGATGTATGATGTCTTGGGTATTGAAGCAGCAAGAGGTATCTTGATCAAGGAAATGACAGATGTTGTTGATCACGCTGGTGAATACATTAATAATCGACACATAGAACTCCTTTGTGATACAATGACGAGTAAAGGAGAACTTACTTCTATTAATCGTCAAGGCATTAATCGAGGCGATGTAGGTCCACTTGCTAAATGCTCTTTTGAAGATACAACAGATCAATTGATTAAGGCGGGCATATTCTCAGAAAAGGATAATCTGAAGGGTGTATCGAGTAATATCATGATGGGACAAACTATCAAATCAGGAACAGGTATCTGTAATCTTCTACTTGATGAAGAAGCATTGAAAGAAGAAATGGCGTCCATAGATTTACAGGATGATGAATTTATGGAAGCTAGTGAATCTAATATTGATATCTTAATGGAAGAGGAAGAGGAAGGTGAATGTGGAGAAAATGATTTCAAGTTTTCATTTGAATAAATATCTAATCATTTATCGACATTGCAATAGCATATCCAACGCAGAACGACTATCGATAACTAATGACTCTCCATTGTTAATTTTTTTCTTTAATTCTTCAAATATTTTATCGCAAGCAGGATTGTTTTCATAATCGTCTTCTGATGATGCTTCTTTTATCTTGGATTGTAGTTTATCTGTTTTTTGTGTGGATGAAGATGACAAACCTCTTTCTTTATCGATTGTTTCTTTTAATGCTAGTGGCCATTTTTCCCGAGGCATTGAATTATTGACAACGCGTGACATGATGCCTTTATCTTCATCGTTTAAGCCTTGACATAATTCCTCAAAGACTTGCGTGTTTTGTGGATTAACGCCCATATAATCACCAAATAATATATGTATTATCTTTTTGTAGATGTGCTGTTTTGTGTCATCATCATCAAGATTGAGCATTATATCAGGTTTGAGAATAAAAATCAGGTATGCGGGATATTTCAATTTACTTGTATCATTATCCTGAATGGCTTTTTCAAAATCAAATATCAATTCTTTCAAATATCTCCTTGTTTTATCAATGTCCTCAACAACTCCATCCCCACCCCCTGCCTGGATTGCGAAGGTTTCCGGTTCTCGCGCCTGTGATGGGGGAAGACCTGGTGGTGGACCTGATGGGGGAAGACCTGGTGGTGGACCTGAGGGAGGACCTGGGAGAGATGCATCGGTGGGGAATGTGGTGGGGGCGGGGTCGGCGCTCGGTGGTGTGACAGCGGATGCTGTTTCGGCGGGTGATGTGACAGCGGATGCTGTTTCGGCGGGTGATGAATCGGCGAGGTCGGTTCCCGGGGGTGCGGTTGCGGGCGCTGTTTCGGCGGGTGATGAATCGGCGGGGTCGGTTCCCGGGGGTGCGGTTGCGGGCGCTGTTTCGGCGGGTGATG